GGCTTAAGAACTATGAAAGTCCGAGAACTGGGCGTAAACTCGCAAGCTCAACTGTCAATATGTGCCTTACGGTACTTAAGATGGTGTTCGGCTATGCTGTAGATTTTGAAATCTTAAAAAGCGATCCAACACTAAAGGTCAGAGGTGCTACCAACAATAAGACATCCAAAGTAAAGTGCTTCACTGTTGAAGAACAGGCAAAAATCGAAGAGTACATAGAAGGCTTAGAGGGCGATGAGCAAAAAGGCATCATCTTAGACCTTTACACCGGGCTTCGTATCGGTGAGCTTATGGCGCTTACTTGGAACGATATCGACTTCGACTCCGGAATCCTGAACATCAATAAGACGGTTTATACCTCGCTTGATGAAAACGGAAACTGGAGGACGATTACCGATTCACCGAAAACCAGAACCTCAAACCGTGAGATACCGCTATCTGATGACATGCTTCTGATGCTTATGGAAATGAAAGAAAGAAGCAATTCGGAGTTTATCCTTTCGCATGAAGACGGTGAGCCAATCTCACAAAGACTCTACAGGTGGCGATTCAATAAAATGCTGGACGATTTAGGCATCAGACACTTAAACTTCCACGCTCTTCGTCATACCTTTGCCACACGTGCAATCGAGTCCGGAATGGACGTCAAGACATTGTCTGAAATCTTAGGCCACTCCAATGCCGCTGTTACCTTAAATGTTTATACTCACTCTATGACAGCGCACAAGAGACAAATGATGAATGGACTAACGAGAGTGGGTAAATTGAAATAAGGAGGATAGAACAGTGGACGCATTAGCAATTATCTTTTCTTTGGTATCCAGCATCGTGAGTGGCATGGTGCTTTTCTTTTTGAAGAGATACTTTGAAAAGAAGGAAAAAGAGGATGAAGAAAAATCCAGAGCCAGAGCAAAGGAAAACATTCTGATTCTGAAGAGTATCGATGCCGTTGGTAAACTTACCTATGCCAATTCCATAGCGATAAGAGACGGCAAAACAAACGGTGAGATGAAATCGGCAATTTCCGCATACTCAGAAGTAACAAACGAGCTTTATGACTACTTGCTCGAACAAAACGCAAACAAAGATTAAAAGGAGGAAAGCAAAATGAACTATTTAACAGCTATTGCAGTTCCGGCAATTACCGGAGCGATTTATGCTTTGATAGAAGTTTTGAAGAAACTAACAAACAACAACGAAAAGGTACTCAGATTCATACCGCTTATTGCGTTAGGTCTTGGTGCCATTGCCGGTGTGATTTGTTTCTTCTTCATCCCTGATGTCATTCCGCAAGCAAATATCGTGGTGGCAATCATTGTAGGTGCCGCTTCCGGTCTTGCTGCAACGGGTACTAATCAGGTTATTAAACAGCTTACAACTAAAGACGAATAAGCCATTTGAGCCTACTGGAGAGTAACATCTCTGGTGGGCTCTTTTTTATTTCTGAAAATTTCAAGTGAAAAATGTTGCTGTTACTCGCAAGATATTTCAGTGAAAATTGACACAGAATATCAAAATCCGCCAACTCTCGGAATAAAATCTCGCCAACTCTCGGAAAAATTTCTCGCCAACTCTCGGAAAAGTATTGCAAAATTCAAAAAAAAGAGTTATAATAAGAGCGAAACAATAAGGAGGCGACTGGTTATGAAAGAATACCGTAAAAGAATTGCCGATGCAATATTAAAACGAAAATTAGAAGGAAAAGGTGCTGTTTTAATTGAGGGACCAAAGTGGTGCGGAAAGACAACTACCGCAGAACAGATAGCCGGCAGTGTTTTGTATATGGATGAGCCGGAAAAAATGTCTCAGAATATAGCGATGGCCGAATTGAATCCGAAAAGACTTCTTGCCGGAGAAACGCCTCGCCTTATAGACGAATGGCAGCTTGCTCCTAAACTTTGGGACGCTATTCGTTTTGAAGTTGATCACAGAGATGAGCTTGGGCAATTTGTCCTTACCGGTTCGGCAGTTCCACCGGATACAAAGGAAATAGCACATTCGGGAACGGGACGATTCTCTTGGATTACCATGAGACCAATGAGCCTATTTGAATCCGGTGACTCAAGCGGTGAAGTTAGTTTGACGGACTTATTTGCCGGTAACACAGAAATAGATGGTTCATCGAATATTGATATTGACCGTTTAGCTTTTCTTGTGTGCAGAGGTGGATGGCCACAAGCTTTGGATATGAGAGATGATATTGCATTGGAACAAGCGGTTGATTATTATCAGGCTGTTGTTCATTCGGATATCAACCGTGCAGATAATGTGCAAAAGAATCCTGAACGTGTAAAGAGATTGATGCGCTCTTACGCCAGAAATCAGGGTGGGCAAATTCCAAATACTGTACTCGCTCAAGATGTAGATGGTAACGGCGATTCTCAAATAAGTGCTGAAACAATCGCTTCATATTTGAATGCTCTACGCAAGATATTTGTTGTAGAAGATATGCCTGCATGGAATCCTAACCTTCGTTCAAAAACAGCAATCCGAACAGCGGATACACGATATTTTATTGATCCATCTATTGCTGCTGCTTCTTTGGGTATTGGACCGAATGACCTCGTAAACGATCTAAAAACGTTCGGCTTCTTATTTGAAACACTTTGTGTTCGTGACCTTCGTGTTTTTGCGGATGCTCTCGGTGGAGATGTTTACCACTACAGGGACAAAGATGGTCAGGAATGCGATGCGGTAATTCATCTCAGAAACGGTAAGTATGGTTTGATTGAGATAAAGCTTGGCGGTGATAACCTTATTGAGGATGGCGCAGAAAGCTTAAAAGCAATGAGAGATAAAATTGATACTGACAAAATGAATGCTCCATCATTTCTTATGGTTTTAACAGGCTTAGGTGACTTCGCATACCGACGTTCAGATGGAGTGCTTGTCGTTCCTGTTGGGTGCTTAAAAAACTGATAAAATGAATATCTGAGTCCTCTGCCTTAATTGGTGGAGGGCTTTTTCTTATTTCAAAGTACACCGGGCGTACTAAAAAAGCGTACTAAAGAGCGTACTAAAAGCGTACTAATCAAATAAGATTCAAGTTCACAAAAAATTATCTATTATATTGGCACGATTAACTTGCTATTTTTTTCGTTTAGAGCAATATATGTACTACCAAAATTAAACGAGGGAGGTACACGTTTTTGAAGTTTAAAGAGGTAGCACAGGAGTGGTTAGAGGTTGTCCACGTTAAAGAGGTAAAGAATGCAACCTACATAAGGTACAAAGGAATCGTACTGCAAAGGCTGAATCCGAGGTTTGGTGAAATGGAAATTGACAAAATTACTAAAAGAGAGATTCAGCTTTTTGTTTCAGAGTTAACCGATTCAATCAGTGAGAGAACTCACAATCAACTATCTGCTTCATCGGTGAGGATTGTTGTGGCGGTGTTGAAACTGATATTCAACTATGCCTATGATTATGAAATAACAAACTCAGTTCCCACACAAAGAATCAAGCAGCCGAAGCCATACCGACAAGACAAATATAAGGTATTTACAAGGGATGAGCAGATCGAACTTGAAAAGCTTGTGCGAGAAACAAATGACGATTCAAACTACGGAATCATTCTTGCCTTATACACCGGCATGAGGCTTGGAGAGGTTTGCGCTCTTAACTGGGACGATATTGATTTTGATGAGGGATTGCTTAATGTGACAAAGACCTATTCGATACTCAGAAGCAAAAACGATGACGGACAACTTTGGTATTATGAATTGATTCCACCGAAGACTCAAACCAGCACGAGGGTTATTCCATTGCCACCATACATCCTTGAGGATTTAAAGGCTATGAAGGAACGAAGCGTTACTCCATTTATATTTAATGAAGGCGGAGTAAAGCGTATGCATCCAAAGACTCTAAGATGGAGACTTGTTAATTTACTTGAAAGAAACGAGAAGAGAGTTTTAAGTTTCCACGCACTCAGACATACCTTTGCCACCAGAGCCGTTGAAGAAGGAATGGATATAAAAACACTTGCTGCGGTATTAGGTCACGCCAATGCATCAACGACATTAAATATCTATTCGCATGAAATCCTAAGCCATACTAAGGAAGTAATGAGAGCCTTTCCGAAAATTCAGTAAAAGATTTTTAACTTTCTGATAAATACGGCTCAAATGACTTGATATAAAAAGCCTTTAGAGTGATGTATATAGCAGGCAAGGAAATATAGCATCCTTTGCTAAGAATTCATAAAATTGGAGGATTATTAAAAATGACAGTAGACGAATTATTCAACGAGTGGATCGAGTGTTATCAAAAAGACCAAATCAAGATCCAAACCTATGTGAGGTACAAAAGCCTCTACAAGTTCAACATCCAACCGCTTATAGGTG